TCTTGAATGATTGCTTTTGCTTCTGTGAGGAAATCACCTGCGTTCACACTCTCACCTTTTCTTTAGAATCGTAGTAATCTCTTACAGCTCTTCGCCCCTTGAGATAGCCTACTCGAATGCCGATAGATCGGCCGAAGTGAAACCATAACGCAGATATAGTCACTATCGCTATTACGTCTTGGATAACTGAATCGAACATCTTGCCTCCCTTGTTGTTGTTAGGGCAAGATTACATCTGCTATAGCCTAAAGACTATAAAAGTGTATAACGAAACGATAACGATTATCTGGCTCGGCCGTATCGCTTGCCTGATACCACGAAAGTTCCATCCTTCTCGATGTAGATAAGATCGACCTGTACATTCTTTCCATCGACGTACATGATGGCGAAGGCCTGTTGCCAGTTAGCCGATCCCTTCGTGTATGAGGCCTTGGAGAAGTCCATAAGATTGCCTACCTCGACTCCATGCAGAACACGCCCTATACGGCCTCCAGAGGCCTCTGAGAAGGACGATCTGCCTGCTCTGTGAGTATGTCCTGATATCACGCTCTTACCATGCCTACGAGCGGCTTCTAGGGCTGATAAGCCTCCCTGAGATTTGATAGGCGTGTGATCCCCATGAACTGCGATCCAGCCAGGAGCGATGTTATAGGGCTTCTTATGAAAGGTGATCCCTAACTCGTCGAGCTGTAAGAACTTCTCGAAGCGCAATTCCGGCAAGGATAGGAATGAGGGTATCTTCCGCATGATCTGATTGTAGAGTCGGTCTGTGTGATTCGACCGAATCATCTGTGTTACTTGGAGATCGTAAAGTACCTGAACAGCCTCATCGCGATCCGTTCCAAGAGTCTGTTCATAAGCCTCTGGCGTTCCTTCTGACCACTTGCTGATCGTGTTGAAGTCAATTTCATCTCCGATCGTTACTACTTCGTGCGGCTTAAACTTTGCTATAAAACTGGCTAGATTCTTAACTGCGTGTCTATCGTGGAATGGAACCTGTAGGTCACTCACTATGACAATGCGCTTCATTAGTCCTCGTCGTCGTCCTCGTAGGGTAGGCGATCCACTCGGTCGGGGATCGATGGGAGAATCCAGTCGGGATAGGCTGAGCGATCTGTGATAATTGCTAAGCATAGATCGACAGCGAATCCAGCGCGACGTAAAGACTTATAGAACTCATGCATCGATATAGCGTAAGCATCGAGCGCGTTATAAGTGTCTAGGTCTATGACCTTCTTCTTAGCCATGTTGAAATTATCGCTCTAAGAGGATGTTATAAATCTCATCGACACGCGAGTTGAGTCGCTTAATTTCAGATAGTAGATGAGTGATTACATAACCTGCAAGCCCACCGATCACCGCTAGGCTGGCGAAGTAAAGTGTGAAGAAGTCGTTTTGGCTCATTCTGTGCCCACTCCGTAATCCTTCGAGTTTTTGCTCGCCCATTTAGTAAGAGGAGCCGCGAGAGCGCCGATTACGATTGCATATTGTGGAGCCATGTCAGTAAGCAATGCCACGCCCATAGTTACGGCAGAAGCCAGGACAGCCAAGCCATAATCCTTGAGTGCCTTCTTTTGCTTAGATGTTATCTTCATGTGTCTCCTCGTCTGGAATCTCGATGATTTCTATAATGTTGTTATTTGGCTTTGTCTCATCGTGTCCGCCAATTCCGTAAGTTACTGTGTATCCCATATTATTTCCTTAACCAGACTATGACAGGAGTTGTGTTACCTGCAATGCTTGCAGCAGTAGCAAATCCTGAAGTAACGCTTACTGATTGCTCATAGCCGTAATAGGTATTTCCATTAGGAGTAGCAGAACCACTCAAAGCAAAATTGCCGCCTTGAGAGTTTCCTGTAAGCGCAAATATGGCATTCGTTGTCGCGGCAGTTTGGCAGTTAATAGCGAGCCAATACCATCCAGCATCTAATGTTTTGCTGATTGTAATTTCATAATTGGTACTAGCCGCAGTAGGTGAGACAGTTCCAGCATCGAGATTAACTGTCCCAGGCAAATCATCCGAACTATTGTTATAAATACCTAAACGAAAGACTGCCGATCCTGAGAATGTCGAAGCAGTTCTCATTGTAATCCTGTCGAAAGTAGTACTTGCTGGAATATAGATTGGCGTGTAAGAAGTTTTCGCTGTCGTTGCATCTGTCACCTGTTGCAGCGCGGCTGTATGGAACATTCTATGGTAAGTACCACCGCCGAGAAGTTTGAGTCTAGTCGGTCCTACTGGACCCTCTGGGCCAGTCGCTCCCGTTGCGCCAGTCGCTCCAGTCGGACCTGTAGGACCTGTAGGACCTGTTGGACCTGTAGGACCCTGAGGTCCTGTATCGCCTGTGTCTCCCTTAGGACCTTGAGGACCTTGAGGACCAGTTGCTCCTGTGGCTCCTGTGGCTCCTGTGGCTCCTGTCGCTCCAGTCGCTCCTGTAGGACCTGTGTCCCCAGTATCTCCCTTAGGGCCTTGAGGACCTGTTGGTCCTTGAGGTCCAGTATCACCAGTATCGCCTTTAGGACCCTGCGGTCCTGTTGGCCCTGTCGGTCCTTGAGGACCTTGATCTCCTTCGTCACCCTTAGGGCCAGTTGCGCCAGTTGCGCCAGTCGCTCCTGTATCACCAGTATCACCTTTAGGACCTTGCGGTCCTGTGGCTCCTGTTGCGCCTTGATCTCCTGTATCTCCCTTAGGGCCTTGAGGGCCTGTTGCTCCTGTTGCGCCAGTTGCGCCAGTATCTCCTTTAGGACCAGTCGCACCTGTGGCTCCTGTTGGACCCGTAGGACCAGGCACAGTTGATGCTGGACCCTCTGGACCTGGATCACCCTTTTGACCTTTAGGACCGGGGAATAGGTTATTCGAGCTGATAGTTACGCGACCCATTATTTACCACCTAGCATCGGGATATTGAAGAACGAACCATCTGAATCACCTTTTGGAGTGAAAGAGATATGGCAATGAGCGCGATGCGGATTGCTTCCAGAATACTTTCTCCAACGCCAGCCCATGCGAGATGATGCAATTCTTCCGTCGAAGATGACATAGGCAATGCGCTTGTCTCCACGCTTGGCCGCGAGTCGAATCTGATCAGCAATATCGGGCATGAGATCGGGCTTGCCTGATTTATAGACATCTGCATCGATGTCGATTGCTCTGACAACCATCCCAGCCTTTGGATCAGGGTTATGATCACTAGGACGCGATGAATGACGGAGATCGCCGATCCAACCATCGGAACGCCTATCGCGATCTGGGTAGGTATCATCGAACTGTTCTCTGAGTTGCTGTCCAGCCTTACACAGAATCGGCTTCATCTATAACCTTTGGGAAGAAGTTGCCACCATCGATACCGTTATCGTAATCCCAGCCATCTGTGTAATTGATGTACTTAGTTGGATTTTTTTTCAATTCTTTGGCATCTACATCAACGACGATATTGATGACTTTATTATCTTCAATGACTGCCCACATTATGCCACCCAGTATTCGACATCGATTTTACCTGATCCACCAGTACCGCCGTTACTGCCTTGTCCTGCAAAATTGCCACCATTGTCTGCGCTTTGATATGCAGTACCAGTTTGTGAACCTGCTGATCCACCCTTACCACCGTTGCCACCTGTTGCAGATGTGGCTCCTGTAAAGGTTGTAGTTCCACCAGTTCCACCTGCCGCTGCTGCAGTTCCACCAGTTCCACCTGCGCCGAGCGCGTAAGTAATAGAGGCTCCTGGGGTTGTAGTTAAAGTGCTAGATACGACCTGCCCACCTAGACCCTTGCTACCTTGCTCTGAGAATGTGCCTCCGACTGGACCACCGCCTCCACCGCCGCCACCGCCGAATAGAGTTACATTGACGAATTTAACGCCAGTTGGAACTGTCCACGATGTGCCTGAAGTAAGAGTGACTATCCTGCGAGTAGGAAATTTTGATGGAATAACATTGATTCCCATTAAGCAATCTCCATCCCTGAGATGTGGAGGTTCACCGCTGTGTTGGATGCTCCACCCTTAATGGTCTTAGCAGCTGCGAGAACTTGCTTTACATCTATATAGACAGTTGAGTTACCATCGATGGCTGTTGCAGTATGGATCGCGACATCATCGAGGCTTAGCGTAAATGTGTAGGCCGTTGAGGATGTGTTAGTAACGGCGATGCTAGTAATAACCGCTGTTGTACTCGCTGGTACTGTGTAAAGGGTTGTAGTCGTCGTGGTTGTAGCTGCTCCACGAAATAAGGCTTTAGCTGTATTGGCCATTAGTAGGCTCCCATCAATGCGGCGATGACTTGGTCTTGAACGGTTGTGTCAGCATTAGAGCCAAGAGTACGGATCGCCGATGCTCCGTTTTTGACCAATGCTGTATCGTCTGGAGTGCTCCAGCCGAAGTTAGTTGTAGTTGCCATTCATGCTCCTAGTCGTATGTAGCCCATTGTACAGTAGCCCCTACCGCATTCCACGCAAGAGAGGCCGAGACATCTTGCCAGCGTGTAGGCTGGATTGAATAACTTGATTCGCTGGTGATTAAAGAGATCGCAGCTTGATTACGAGATACCGCCAGAGTCCAGCCTTCTACGAATCCATAGTAGTTAGTTGGGACCAGTGGGATAGGCAGACCAGAGATCGAGATCGGCTTACCCATCTTCATCTGTAGGAATGCGTCTAAGTTCGCTGAAGTGACGTTAGGTGAATCTAACTGGACTGTAAATGCTGAGACGTTCAATCTAGGGACACGCCTGAGAGCGACGTACTTATCAGCCAGTTCTTGAGCCTCGGATAGATTATGAAGCTCTGTGCTAATGCTGGCCCCTAAGAGGCCGTATAAGGTCTGGGATGTGGCATCTGAGGAAGTCACTACGGCATTGGCTTTGTAACTTAACCTGATCTCATTGAGGACATCTCCGAGAGACTTCTGTGAGGCTACTGATCTCCATAAGATGTAATTCTCTGGAATGCTCATATATCCGCTTGAGGCTACTTCGAGAGTTCTTCTCGATTCGTTAGCGAATCCGACTTCTCCATCTGCTGTCTCATAGATGTATCCATTGGCCATGCTGGCGTACTTAGCGGCTTCTGAATAAGCATCGATAGGCGCTGCTAACATATCTGTAAATTCATAGATGCCAGGACTATCGACCACATCGACTGTCACTCCAGCATCGCTAAAGATTTCAGTCATGCGAGCAGAATCTAATTCTTTAGGGTACCCAGATGTCCCGATGATCTTTCGAGACATTTCTGCGAATGGACCAACCGCTGAGATAGTAATGAGTGAGACTTCATTGACTGATCCGACCGCTGCCATGCGTGTTGATACGCTAGTGACCTTGCCTGTAAATACTGTTCGAGCAGTTGCAGAAGCGTTATCGACTGTGATTACCAGAGAGTCATTGATGTCGAATCCGTAGTCTGTATCATCCCAGTTGACGATCTCGACAGTTGCATTACCGGACCGAGCCTGCTCCCAATAGGAGGACCTTCCATACGAGACGCTTATGGCATTGATGGTCTTGGCTGAGAAATCAACCCCATCGATGACTACTGAGCAGTTTGGATTCCATGTCATACTGCAAAGACACTCTGCCCTAGATTACGAAATGATCCTGAAGTGCTGGCCTCGTTCTTGAGTAGGTTAGCGATCTGTCGAGCTGTAGATGCTGGATCGATTGCCCCTGAAACTGAGATGTTAATAGTCGTACCAGATGATGTACCGCCGAGAGCCTTATTAGGAATGATAGTTCCATTGCTACCAGGTGAGAATAGTTCTGGACCCTTCTCGCCTACTAGATAAGTCTTGCCCATCGATACTGGACCGCCAGATGCTCGGCCTCCTCCGAATGGATTGATGTCGCCTATGAAGTTTCCGATCTTTGCGCCTAATCTGATAACGGCCTCAAAGCCATCAATGAGGTTAGCGACCAGACCGATCACCGCTGAAAGAGCCTTACCGATTGCTTCAATAGCGAATTTTAGAGTTGCCCCTAAGAATGGCGCGACATAAGTCTTTAAGAAATCGAATAGAGTCTTAAATGATTCTTTGTTCTCCATGACTGAATCTTTGATATTATCGAATGCATTCTTGAGACCTTCAATGACAGGCAAGAAGATTTTCTTTGCTACGTTGATGTATTCGGTTAATGCTGTCTTGATGCCATCTTTACCACCGATAGTCCCTGCGAATGCCTGGATTGCTGGAATTACATTCTTAACTACGAAATCGACCATAGGAGTTATAGCATCGAGAATGAATGAACCGACAGTCTCCTTGCCTTCATCGAATGCGATCTTGAGTCGATCCATCTTGCCTGAGAATGTGTCTGCCTTCTCTGAGGCTTGGCCTCCGAAAGTATCTGCTAACTTGGCTGTGATCTCTTCCATCGACATAGTCTTAAGTTCTGCTGCTGAAAGTCCTACACCTAAGCGACCGAGAGAAGTCTTAGTCCCATCGAGTCCACGAGCGAGAGCCTGTGTTACCGCTTCGAGTGACTTGCCACTTCCTGCTGCGATATCTAAGGCTAAGGTCTGGAGTCTCTGGGCTTCTGATACATCCTTAGTACTTCTGACCAAGCGATCTAGGCTCGGACGAAGTTCATCATCTGTAACGCCATTGGCGAGTGAGGTCTTAAGAATGTACGCCTCTGTAGATTTGATCTGGTCATCTGTCGCGCCAGTTACGTTACGCAGGGATGTTGCTAGTCGAGTCTGCGCGGCTTCGTCTTCGATCGCGGCCTTGACTCCATCGATGGCTAACTTGCTAGCATAAGCGGCAGCAGCGGCGGTTGCAGCGGCGAAGGCTAATCCTGCCACCTTGCCGAACTTGCCTAGTTTAGTTCCGAATCCTTCGACCTCGTTTGAGCCTACGCCCAGTTTCTTTTTGAGGTCATCGATATCTGCAAGGATGGATAACTTAAGTGTCCTGCTTTTATCTGCCATTAGTTATACTCCTTCAAAATGCGATCGAATGATTCTTCCCATTGAGCCACTATGTAAGGTTGAATAGCGCGAAGAGTTGGATAAATGAAATAGCCAGCATTACCGCCGCGAAGTCGTGGAGTACGATTTGGAAATTGCTTCCGCCTGTCGTCACCGAATTCCATTGGACCCCACAGTTGTTTAGTGGTTGCTCCACCTGAGAATCGTTGAGATGCAAAGCCATATGATAATTCACCAATTTTAGATGATTTAGATATCTTTACACCATCGGCAATTCGACGAGCAGCGATACCAGATACATTACGACCAGCTGCGGTTTGTTTGATCTGGTCACCTGCGTATTGAGCCAATGCCGAGGATTGTTTCTTGGCTTCGTCTATTGCCTGTTCTGACATTGCCTTGAACGCTGAAGTAATTGCTCGGAGTTCACGGCGATCATAACTGATTGGATCAGTTGCCATTTCTCTCCTTTAATACTTCAATCGCTGTAAGTAGATCCTCTGCACTCTGCCATTCACTCATCGCGATCCCTGTGGCTATTGCCACTTCTATTAGGAGTCGGCTGACGCTTCCTGGCTCATGGCTTTTGGGTTTGATAGTCCAGTCTCAAAATCTGCGACTGTGTCCATCCATCCCTCGAAAGGCTTTACAGGCTGGCCACCTGCCTCACGCTTTAACGTGTGATACGCCATGAAGAGAAT